ACTGCAGCTGGGCAGTGCCGTCTGCAAAAGGGGTGGACGGGGGAAAAGGACTAGACCCAGATGGATAGGCTGGAGCAGAACTGCCAGATGTCCCACTCTGGGTGTAGACGTAGTTAAAGATGTTGGAAAAGACGTACTGACCAGCCGTGACTGCGGTGTTGCCAGCCCATGCTGTGGGTGACACACCCGTCAGGGCGGTAGAGTTATAAGCCAGTGGAGCTGTTGTCGTTTGTAGGTTTCGTAGGCAACCCGTATCTCTGACCGTGCGCTCTCTCGCCTCGTTAATATAGGTTGTTAACTGGTTTTGCGTCCAGAAAACATTGTTAACGTCATGGAGCAAATTTTCAACTTGGCTGAGATAGTCGTTAAGCGTTGCCATTTGCTGTCCATGTTATGCTACCCGCTGTGTTTTTTCCCCTGCGCCCTTTTCAAGACGCAAGGGTACTCGAACAACAGCCGAGGGTAACGAGCTGTTTTTCCCTGGTCTTTCAGTTGTTATTTCAAACTGATCTAACTTTTTCAAACCTTCTGCTAGTTCACTGTGAAGTTGAATCCAACCCCAGCGAACTAGGATATGCTCTCGATCTGCGAGGCCATACCCAAACAACTGCACAGCCACCTCTTGGGGTAGCTCTACAGGATTATTCTTTTTAAACTCGTAAGGACCAACAGCAAGCTGTGTGTCCCCACGGTTAGTCACAAACACGTTCATTAGAACTGCACAACGTCACCGTAAACTTGGAAGTTTACAGTATTTGAATTGCCAGAAACTGTGGTCACATTCACATAAAGTGCCTGTGTCAAGTTACCAGTTATTGATGTTGTTGTGGAGTAAGGTGTTGCTATCGTCAAGTCTTGGTATCTACCCGCTGCCGTAATGTTACTCAAAGCCACGTTAGCAACTATCGCATTAGATGCGTTGCCGTCATTGCTTGTCGTAATAGTCACATAGGCAGACGAAACAGACCCTGTAGGATTGTTTACAGTAATTCTGCGAGGAATCACTGCACCAGATCCTAATGCAGCTCCTGAACTTGTCAGTCCACCATTCACTAAAGGAATAGTGCCAACTGCGTTGCCCAGGGCTGCCATAGACACAACTGTAGCTTGACCAATACGCCCATTCCCAAACGAGTCCAAATATAGCTGACTGACTGAATCGGGATTAGCCATTGTTCACTCCTTAGACGTTATTAAATGTGCCAGACACGTTCTGACCACCGTCAACAGTCAACAAAGTAACTGTAGCATTGGTAACAGAAGAGTTGGCAAACACGTTAACACCGTCAGAGAAGATCATGCCACCAGTGTTGTTCGCTAGAACAATAGAGGTTGCTGTTGCGTTACCAGCTGTGTTCACGGCTGAAGTGGCCTGAATGGTCACGTTAGCAGTGGGAAACACAATGTAAACACCAGCGGGAATGACGTTACCAACTGTGGTAGCGGGAGTAGTGGTAATCTGAAAATACGCACCAGGCGTATTAGCGACTGCACTTGCAAGGATAATTTTATTAAGAGCTAATGCCATTTTATATTCTCCTTATAGCGACAAGTAGTTGTAGCCAGTGATCTTAGACATTGACTTGGGCTTCACAGACACCAACTCAGCAATCATAAGAACAGCACCTACATAACCAATCTGCCAATTTGGTAGAGTTGATTCAAATCCTGTGAACACAAATGAACCTTGCTCGTGGATGTACAAGCTCAAGTAGTTGGTGTTGAGGAAATAAACCGTACCTTCTGGACAGTAAGGGTCTGGATAAATTGGCACACCAGCAACCATCAGTGCTCTGAATGCTGCTTGAGGGCCGTTGTTGTCACCGTCAAAGCCAGAGCCTGGGGTAATAACATATTGCTCTTGACCAACAAAGTCTTGAGCCAACAAAGTCCATGTACCAAATCCGCAGACACCGAAAGAAGGCATTTCTGCGCCCTTTTTCACTGTACCAGAGATGTACTGGAGAATGTTTTGTCTTGTGGGATTCACGTTACCAGCAGCGTAAACCTTAGACTGCCACCAAGTATAGGTAGAGCGGTTAATGTTGCCGTAAGTGGTTTGGTATGTAGCTCCACCTGTACCGTCATCCACAGCAGCGGGCAAGCCGATGAACTGTTGATTGTTGGTGGTGTTGTTGTACAAGGCCGTTGCCATTGCGTCCATCATGACGTTTGTTGCGTCATTCATACGGGCTTCAATCAGCGGAATAATTGCAGCATCTTGTTGAGCCACGCCTTCCATACCGAGGAACGGCACGGGGGAGATCATCAACTTGAGGTCAAATTCAGCGTTGTAAGCACCTTGTTGGACTGACGGCTGGGCAAAAGAGCCAGAGTAGTCAGACCACTGAGCGTTCACAAACTGTGCGCCCTGGACGGGAACAGTTACTGAAGAAACACCACCAGAGGCTTGTTGACTGTTAGCAATCAACGCAGCCATTAGTGGCGTAGAGTTATACAGTTGGACAACCAGTTTAGGAATAAACGCACGTCTTGTGACGTAGGTTAATTCTGTAAACTGACTTGACCCTGTTTGAGGCAGAATACCGCCACCAATAGCCATAGTTAGCTCCTTAAAGACGGGCATCTCTGCCCAAACAAATTACACCCTCTTTTACAAACCGATAGGACGTGTGGGTTTCCGCAAATCTGCGAAAGCACGCACGGCCTCTTGCTGCGCTGCGCCCCGTGGGTCTTTCCAATACTTACCAAGATCAAATTGGCGAATAGCACTGGGGTTGTACCCTGTAGGCGTAGGCTTTGCAGCTTGTTTCATCCAGTTGTAGTGCTCTGCAGCCGTTTCATGGTCTGCAATGCGTTTCTCCAACATCAATTTTTCTACTTGAGGCATCTCATCCTCACTCACCAACCCTTTTTTCACGACATTACGTCTGATGTTTTCAAGGTTTTCTACTGCCTCACGCTGTGAAAACTTGGCCTTTAAAGCCTCATTTTCTGCACGCATTTGAGAGATAGCTGAATTGGTGTTGTCCTCAATGTCAAGTTCAGGCACATTCAATCCAGGACGAATCTTCTTCGTCAAACGCAAAATATCCTTGCGTGTTTCTGGCGTGTCTGCGAGCTGCTGCATTAAGCCAGCAAGCTCGTCTCTTTGTTCAAGTGACAGGTTTTCTAAAGACATTTTGTTACCCTCTTACCGTTGTTAGATGACTTTTTTGCCGTCAGCTGGCTTTTCAACTCTCATACCGTTTGTAGCTGCTTTTGTAGCACCTGACAAACCACCGAATTGAGAATAACGGGGCGTGTTAATCACTACACCGTTCTTTTGATTGTTGTCTGTGGGTCTACGGGGAGACGCTGCGCCTCTGGGTTTAAACAAATCCATGATTAACTCCTATTACATTGGGGGGGGCATACCACCGCCAGGAGGTGGGGGCATACCTGGTGGCATACCACCACCTGGGGGAGGTGGAGGGGGTGGAGGCATTCCACCACCAGGTGGTGTCATACCAGGAAGGGGTGCAGCCGCTAGTGACTTACTCTCGGGAGTAGCGCCACCAGCTTGGGGGAGAGACTGTAGCATCTGAATAATCTCAGACTGCTGCAACTCGTTTGTTTTGTTTTTGCGTGGACCTAGCACCTTGTTCAGCGTAGAGATGGCTGCCAAAATGGACTTGCCTTCTTCTGAGTCTGAACCGATAGAGGCCAAGGACTGCTCTAGCAAGTCTTGCGCCATTCCAAGGTTGATCATGGCAGCTTGTTTGCTACCCATCTTAGGTTCTGGGGTAGACATGGGAGAACCCATAGGAGGAGTTTCTGCATCTGGTGGGGCTGAACCCATACCAGCAGATGTAGGCAGTACAGGCGGGAGCGCACCAGCGGACTTAGGTCCACCCATTAACTCCATCAATTTGTCTTGCGGAACACTCATCTATTTCTCCTTGCCCTAGTTTGTAACCACTTACAAACTTTCTGTCAAGTGGTGGGGGGTGATTAGCGACAACCCCCCAAAGTCGTTAAGTGCAATTACTTGCGCTTATGTTTGCGTGCTTTGCGTGCCATGATGCAACTCCTTGAGCAGCGGCCACCTATTTAAAAGGGAAGGCAGCCATACCCTTCTTCTTTGCAGGAAGTCTTACCGTCTGGTCTTGCGACCACGTTTGTGTGCTTTGTACATAAACATCTCCAGTTAAGTTCTGGCGTAAGAGCGTTGTGTCCTACCACCAGACGAGTTTTTAACACCAGTTTGGCGGTATGTCAAACCAGGCCCTGACGATTCCCGTTTCAGAGTATCAGAACTTACTCTGGGCTGATCTGCACGGGGTTGAGTTTGTGGACCACCCACATTCTTAGTTGCCATGATTAACCCACCTTTTTCAGTTCTGGTTTCTCTTTATGAGATGGAGGAGCTGGGGGTTGCCCAGCTTGTTTTTCCTCCATACGCTTTAGACGTGACTTTAATTCTTCTTTCATGGGTGGTTCAATCAAGTCCAACAAGGACTCTTTGTCAATCACTCCAGCCTTGAAGAGATTAAAGGCCATCTGTCTGTTGTCTTCCATGAAGATGGGGGAGTTGCTGTGAGCGTCCACTTTCACAGTAAAGTTACTGGTGAATTGCTCTGCAATAAACGTGTGGCCTTGCGTGTCTTTAAACCTTGTATCGTCATAAAGCTGCATACATTTGAGGTATAGAGTTGCCAATTTCTCTAGACTGTCCTCGATAACGAGCGCACGCTTCTTTGTTCTTGATGAACCTAGACGAGCCAGTTGACTTGCATGACCTGCTGATCTCACCCCCGCTTCACCCTTGCCTGAGAGGACGTTGCCAATACCGCTGGCCTCCTCAAACATAGCATCCACTTCTTTAATTTCTGTAAATAGATCAGGTGGCATATTTGGGGCCATCTTCTCTACTTTTGCGTTTGGCATATCTGTAGAGAGTAAACCACCCGCACGGTTGAGTGCAAAATTCTTCTCGTCCAAAATGCCCGTAAATCCAATAAGTGCCGTGGGTGGGCTAACTTGTTTGGATAGCAAGTCTAGAATCTCGCTCATGCGTTTGTTTCGCAGCTGCTGCAAGAAGACCAGGCGTTGAACTTCTGATCCACCCCAGTAGTAATCGTAGAGCGGGTTAGGGCACAACTGCACAAATGGCAGTTCACCCTTCATAAAGAGGGACTCACCTGGGCGGTCATAGATGATCACGTCAGGGTCTGCCTTTGTGACTACACGGTAGTCTGCTAGTTCATCATCCCAGACCCACAGCTCAGTCATCTCAACTGTATCTTCTGAAACCTCGGCTTTGTATCTGTTGCCCCCTGCCAAGTCTAGGTTCACATTACCGTACATGGTAGGGTTAGACTGGGAGAGAATGATCCTCTCTAGGCCGCTTGCAACTTCTGTTCTTTCGTGTGGCATAGATCCAACACGGTTAACAATTTCTTCTCGTCTTGGGTGCGAGTACAGGCGTGCGTACAACTCAGACTTGGTGATGTAGTATTTTTGAATGATCGCTTCTTGGCGGTCTGTATAGGTAATGTCTTCACGCAACACGCCTACGGTGCCTGGTTCAACCATGTACGGGTGAATCCCGTTGTTCATGATTAACTTAACGTAAGAAGTACCGTAGACCAGTGACCAGGTGGTAGCGGTAGAAAACACCTGATCGGCATTGGAATTTAGCCACTCGTCATTGAGTGCCTTGGTAAGAACAGGCACTTTCTGGTGTTCGTTCTCAGGTATGGATGCACCCAAGTTAATGCTAAATCTGGTGGTTTCTGCTGAGTAGAGAAACGAGGTGAGCTGGTCTAGATGGGGAAAGATCTTATTGTAGAGGGCTGGGGCTTCATCAAGCCCGCTGCCAAACAAGTACCAGTTTCTCAAAGATGCGTAGTCAGTTTTGCGAGAGCCTAAAGAGACTTCACATTTGTAGATGATGTCTTTAAAAAACTCATCTCGATCTAGCGCATTCTTTGGAATCTTCATGTTTTTACTTTCAGACCCTCATGATCAACCATAGTCCCAGCACCCGCCTTGGGTGGTGTGAATTGTCCTATATCTCTGGGCATAATGGAAACAGATTCGTCTTTTACGGCCTTAAACTGCCCACCCATAACCGATTTAAGGTTAATGTTACCACCATTGCCCCACATAACGCTATCCCCAGGCCGTGGTTCTTTAGGTTGCTCTGCCATTCGCTTGTTGTTGGCCTCCATAGCCTCAGTTGCCTGGTTAAACTCCTTGTCTGACAGCTTATTTTTGCGTTTTAGGTAGCCAGACTGGTGCTCACCCGCTTTGGTGGACTTGATGTCGGTCATATCAAAGTCCATAGCCAGCTGCTGTAGGTTTTTGTCTGTTTTTGTGGTCTTGGAAGACTTTATAGCCACTGGTTGAAGAAAAACCACAGATAAAGCAGCATTACACCCCTTTATCGGGCACTTGGCCTCTCTAGACTCAAATACACCGTGCGATTCGCAGAAATAGTCCTTTAGAACACCCATATTACCCCCTTTTTGACAAAATATCGTTGAAATTGCTGTAATCATGCCTGTTTACAGCCCCTAGTTTGATTTTTGCTGCCCCACTTGATAGGTCAATTTTTAGCTGAGACACCATAGGAACAACTGGTTCTTTCCTAAAATCCACATATCTGTGACCTGAAAACTTACGCATGACCTTCACTCTGCCTGTTTTCCACATGGCATAAGCCCTGTTGACCCGTCTTTGGGTGTATTCAGTCAGCGGTCTGTTCTCTTTAACGAACACTTCTTCCATGTGCATCTTAGAAAGTCCCGCCAGTTCCCCAAATAGTTCAATAGAAATGCCCCTGTCCTTGTCCTTGAAGAACAATTTGATCTCTGTCATAAGCTGTTGCTTGCTAAGAGCGTGCGTCTTTTCCACCGTAGACTCCTATCATCTTCAAGTAGTTGGAGACATTCTTGCCAACTGCAAGTTGTTCTGGCGTGTACTCGTCTTGTTTGAGAGACATCTCCTTAGATAGACGCATACCGATTAGCCTTGGCTGCACTTGTTCTGCCCACGCAATGGTTGCTAGAGCAGCTGCTATCACTCGGTCATCCTTGCCACGGCCTGGTGCGCCTATAAACCCGTTCTCCCGCACAATGCCTTTCATCTCTTCTAGCGTATCCATGCTGTAAATGCCCATCATGCCACGTTCAAAGTAATCCTTCATGTAAGACAGCATACGCTCTTTAGAACTAGAACTGGTCACAAACCCAATGGAGGAGGACAGGCCACCCATGTTGTCCATGCGTCTCCAAATGTAGTTGGACATACTGCCCAGCACGTCCATCAAGCCTCTGCCCGTGTCCCCTGTCATTGCTGCAGCCAGGCGTTTGAGGTTTCTTAGTTCATTGATTACGGCTTGGCCTGGACCGTTCACTTCTAGGTTGAGCGTACTATTCTTGTATGCCCCCGCCAGATGAGCAATAACCCATGCGAATTGGTAGGTGTTGAGTTCTGATGTTGCAAACTCTGCCACTTGATCAAGACCATCCGCATAAACTCGAAACACCTGAATGCAGAATCTATCGGCCCAGTCTGATGATCCGTAGGCAGGATCTGCACCGATGACGTAGTAGGCTGAGTCAACTGGTTGTTGCCATATCCGCAGG